CTACAAGTTCTTTTTATCTCATCCTGCAAGTGCTGCATACAACTCACAAGCCACATGGGATTCTGCAAATGTATTTGTAGAAACAAAAGACATTATCAAGAAGAATTATAATCAAGACTTAATCTGGTAGCATGGAAGAAATATTTGACAAACTTATAAAAGCGGGATTAACTCCTAATGCTTTTTATGTACTCTACTGTTCAAAAGAAAAAAGAGTACCCAACTCATTTGTAAGTCATACTTTAGAAGTTAGACGACTACAATCTGATAATTGGTTATCTGAAAGTTTGCAATTGACACAAAAAAGTCTTACATTTATTCAGGAAATTGATGCTTTCTTCAAGAAAAGCAAAAAGAAAACCTCATCTGTATTAATGGGAGAATCCTTTCTTGATTTAATACAAGAGTATGTAGAAATCTTTCCAAATAAAAGATTATCAAGTGGTAAACCAGCAAGAGTTAATGTGAAAACATTAGAGAATTCCTTTCGTTGGTTTTTTGATACATATAGTTATAGTTGGGATATTATTCTCCAGGCTACTAACAAGTATGTAAATGATTATGAAATGAAGAATTATGAGTTTATGCGTACCTCACAATATTTTGTGAGAAAGCAGAATACTGATAAGACTTGGGATTCTGATCTGGCTACCTATTGTGATATGATTTTAAATGGTGAAGATGACTATGATGATAATCATTTTAAAGACAAAGTAGTATGAGTCAAACCACAACAAATTTTTTGTTGTCCGTATGTGCAATAGTGGGTTCAATAATGGCTTTTTTATTTATTAAAACTTACATTATTGAAATATCATTCGGGCAGTACATACTTATTGAAGTTATACTAACCTTATCACATGCTTTATATAATTATACTAAAAGACATGCGTTAGAAAACATTGAATCATGAGTAGTTATTTGGATATAAAACCCATTAGGGTTAAAAGTAAGATTGAGGCATTTGATGAAGCCTTAGTTCATATCAAAGCAAGACAAGAAGGTAGAATAAGAAGTTTGATGACCGGCTGGCCCAAGTTTAATGATGCTTTATTAGATGGGATAGAATGGAATACCCTAACAGTTATAGGGGCTAGACCAGGTACAGGTAAAACATTCTTTGTTGACCAATTGTGCGCGGATGTTGTAGCACTGAATCCTCACGAGAATTTCAGAGTTTTACAATTCCAATTAGAGATGCCTGGAAGGACCAGTGCAATCAGAGAGTTATCAACTCCTACACAGAAAGATTACAAAAGTCTTAATAGTGCAGGAAATACCAAACTTACTGATGATGATTATGAGAAGTGTGTTTCTTATGTAGAAAGACTCAAAGCAAATGCAAGGGTAGATGTTGTATATGACCCTTGTACTGTGGAAGAGTTTATGTCTACCATTCATTACTATGTAGATAAACATTCTAAAATGGTAGATGGCAAGAAGAAATATGCTAAAGTCTTAATTACTGTTGACCACTCAACATTATTCAAGAAGTCTGCAAAAGACAAGGACAAGTTTGATATGCTTTACAACCTCGGTGAAGCTATAACTTACATGAAGAAAAGATACCCAGTAGCTTTTATTATCCTAAGTCAATTGAACAGAAATATTGATAACCCTGACAGGGCTGAAGATGGTAAGTATGGTAATTATGTTCTTGACTCAGATATCTTTGGTGCTGATGCATTATTGCAACATGCAGATACTCTAATTGGTATTAATAGACCTGCTCTTAAGAAGATTAGATTCTATGGTCCCGATAGGTTCATTATTCCTGATGATACTACTATTGTATTTCACTTTCTTAAATCAAGAAATGGTGATACAAGAATTAGTTTTTTCAAGTTGGATAAAGAACAAATGAAGATTGTAGAAATTGATACTCCTCCGCAACAGTTAAAGAATAAATAAATAAGTATGACAAGAAAAGAAAAAACAGAAGAGTTGATGAAAGCTCACCTGCCTGTTTTTAGGAAACTAAAAGTAGCAGATCCTTTCTTCACATTAAAAAGCGCGTATTTTATTAGTGGTAAAAAAGGTAAGTACATTCAATTATTTGAAAGTGAAATGGGTAGAGATAAAGATATCTATACCGAGTTTGTAAACAAAGAACTAGTTCCTGATTCAGAAGAAAGACCATTGTTCAAACTTACATACAATCCTTTTTATAAGGAAGAGTATGAAATGGAACATAAGTCTACAGATGATGGTAGAGAATATTCAGTTTATATAATTCCTATTGTAGAATTGAAAGCTATCCTACCAAATGGTACAGAACTTAGTTATTCAGACTATGAAAGTGGTATGTATGATATGAAAGAATCATCTCCGTTTCCTGATTTTGAAGAACAGTTTGGTCTTAAGAAAGAAGAAGATGTGTTTTATTCTGATGATGAATCCGTTACTAGTATTCTTTTAAGAATTGCTACAGATTTTCAAAAATTAGCACAAAAAATTAAATAAGATGAGTTTAGTACTTCCAACAACAAAGGTAAAAGCAAGCCAAATCAATCCTAAACGATTATTAGTTTACTCAAAACCTAAAACAGGTAAAACTACTGCATATGCAGGACTGGAGAATAACCTTATTATTGATTTAGAAAATGGATCTGATTATGTAGATGCATTGAAAATCAAAGTGGGTTCTCTCAAAGAGCTTCTTGAGGCAGGTAATGCCATTATTGAAGCTGGCAAACCTTACAAGTATGTTACAATTGATACTGTAACTGCTTTAGAGGAAATGATCATGCCATTGGCTGTAAAGTTGTATAGACAAACAGCAATGGGTAAAAACTTTGATGGAGACAATGTATCTACATTGGCTAATGGTGCCGGGTATTTATATATTCGTCAGGCATTCTTTCAAGTTTTAGATTTTATTGATACCTTAGCCCCCCACATTATTTTGTCAGGGCATATTAAGGACAAACAAGTAGACGACAAAGGTCAAATGGTAATGTCTGCAAATATTGATTTGACAGGTAAAATCAAGTCTTTAATTTGTGCACAAGCAGATGCAATTGGTTATATGTACAGAAGAGGAAATGAAACTGTTCTTTCATTTAAAACCAATGAAGAAGTAACCTGTGGTGCCAGACCAGAACATTTAAGAAATGAAGAGATAGTAATTTCTGAAATGGTAGATGGTAAAGTTTCAGTAAGTTGGGACAAAGTTTTTAAATAATAACAAATAAATAAATACAAGATGAACGTAGATTTAACAGACCTATTAGAAAGCAAAAGTGGTGGTAAAGGTGGTAAAAAGATTACACCAGGAAACCATGTATTAAAAATTACTAGTCTATCAACTAAAGAAGACGAAAGATATCCTGAGAAAAAGTATATCTATCTAAATGTAGAAACAGAACCAATTGATGATTTCGAAGGTTTCTACATTGATAATGATCCTTCTAAAGGTCGTCACTTAGGTAAAATTGGTAAGATTAATGCAAATCCATTTGGTTACAAAGATGGTACTATGCCAAGTGGAGAACCTGTTACTCAACAAAGATCAATGTTTATGTTTGTTATCAACTTATGTAAGACTTTGGGTATTACTGAATGGGCTAGAGAGCAAAACAATAAGCATGCATCTGCAGAATCATTAATTGATGCATTTAATGCCACTGCACCATTCAAAGGTGTTTACCTTGAATTCTGTGTAGGTGGTCAAGAATGGGTTAATTCTGAGGGTTATACAAACTATAACTTGCAACTTCCAAAAGCTAACAATGGTAAATATGCTATGGCTGGTCTTGAAGAAGGTAAGTGTTTGAAGTTTGATGCAGCAACACATATATATGTTCCCAAATCTAAAACCGCTGAGGTTAAGAATTTTGGTAATGACGATGATGATTTTGACATTCCAAAGTCATCTTCTGCATTTAGCTTAGACTAATCAGTTTATTTATAAAATTAAGGGGAGTCATACGGCTCCCCTTTATTATTTAGGATTATGCTATCAACAGTTAATTTTATAACAAGTATTATAGATGTCCCAAGAGAATGGATTTTTGAATATTATTTAAACTTATCATGTAAACTTTGCGGTCAAACAGTTAAGATTAAATCTGCATTCAATCCAGGAGAAAAGACAGAATCAATGTATATCTACTATGATGATAATAAAGGATATTACAGGTTTAAAGATTTCTCCTCAGGATTTGGCGGAGACTGTAGCAACCTAGTAATGGAGCTTTATAACTTATCTAGAAAACAGGCTAATTTAAAAATTGTTCTTGACTACTCTAAGTATATTGAAGATAATAAATATGATGCAGTAACTGAATACAAGGTAGCCGCAGCATATAGAGTTAATGATTACACAATCCGGAATTGGAATATACTAGATCAGAGCTATTGGACAGAATTTAAAATAGGTACTAAGCAGTTAAATAAATATGAGATTATCCCGCTTGAATATTATGTACTAAGCAAAAGAGAAGAAGATATAGAAACATCTTTTACTATTAAAGGTGAACACATCTATGGCTATTTCAAAGAAGACGGTACACTTTATAAGATTTATCAACCTAAGAACAAAGAAAAGAAATTTATTAAAGTCTTAAATTATATTCAGGGTTCAGAGCAGTTAACTTATCAAACTAAATATTTACTAATCATATCATCACTTAAAGATTTAATGGCATTTAATGCATTAGGTATTCAAAATATTGAAGGTGTAGTTCCAGATAGCGAGAATAGTTTATTACCGGATAGTTTAATTCAGCATTATAAAGAAAAGTATTCTAAGATAATCACTCTATTGGATAATGATACTGCGGGAATAGCTGCAATGCAAAGGTATAAAGAGAAACATGATATTAATTATGTCATTCCACCTGCTGAAAAGGATATTGCAGACTGTGTAAAAGTTCATGGTATTGAAAAAACCAGAGATATGTTATTACCTTTATTGAAACAAGCATTATGAGTTGGATTTATAAAGGCAAAGAGTTTGATGATTCATGTATCCCAGCAGGTGGTATAGGATTTATATACAGTATGACTGCTATCATTGATGGCAAGTCTGTTGCATATATTGGTAAGAAAAACTTTTTTGCTAATATAAAAAAACCTCTTGGTAAAAAAGCTTTGGCTATGTCTACAGACAAAAGACTAAAGAAATATACCCGGGAACTCAAACCTGACTTCATGAAGTACTATAGTAGTAACAAAACTCTTAAAGATGCTCACAAAGCAGGAGTTGTTATCAAAAGAGAGATCTTGATGATATGCTACTCAGCAATGGAATTGACTTACCAAGAAGTAAAGTACCAGTTTAAATATGAGGTGCTTGAAAAAGAAGAATATCTAAATGCCAATATCCTTGGCAGATTTTACAAAACAAAATAGTTATGACAGAAAATAATATGACAGGCCTTCTATTACAGTTGGCTGACCGTGGTGTGACCGGAGTTAAAGTAACTTATGAAGGATCTGGTGATTCAGGTGCTATTGAAAATGTAGTTTATACTACAGAAAAATTGAAAGAAGATGAAGAAGATGCATTTGATGTTTTATTTGACATTAATGTTTGGGGAAAAGATGTAATGGATCTTAAAGATTTAGACTCTGGTCTTGCTTCTGATATTGAAAGCTTTGTTGAAGAAAAATTACTCAATGATATTGAGGATTGGTGGAACAATGAGGGTGGTTATGGTACAGTATGTATTCTTGTACCATCTGGTAAGTATAAAATTGTCAATGATGTCAGAATTACTGAAACAGAAACTTATTACCATGATGGTTCATTAATTCAAAAGACATTATAATGGCACATCCCTATCAACATGCGGTGTCCTCAGCTAGAAAGTTTGGAGGTATTCCAGAAGACTATGCAGAAATCCATAAATGGTTTGATGAAACTAAAGCATGGGTAGGTCATTCTAAACATAGAATGTTCCGTCACCACAGTGAAGGGATATTTGAATGTGAAAGAATATTCGGACCTTACTTTCTAAATTCTGATGACAAAAGAGTGTATACAAGATATGTTGGTGAACAGCATGTCAAGGAAGATTGTAATGGATATATTCCAAGTGCAAAAGAATGGGTAGATATGATTGCATCCGGTGAATTAAAAGAATGGGCTATTAAAACTCTAAAAATTGAAGACTAATGGAAATTCTAAAAGGAATACTGTACTGTATGATTGGTATAACTGGATTAGTGGTTTTGTTAATAGCAATGTATTTATTTTGGTTTGAGACTTTACCCCAGTTTTTAAGGATGATTAAAAAAAGAAGATAATGATTTTTGACAAAGAAGAAACAAAGAACTTGTTGGGTATGTTGCGTTCATCAGATGATGAAAATGCAATAATAGCATTCCAAGCTCTTAAGGGTGTAGATGTAAAAAAATATTTAGGAGAACTAATTGTACTATATAAATTTGGTATAAAACCTATTAAAGTATGGGATGATAATTGTCCTAATTGTGCAAAAGCAATTAAAGATGCTTTACGTGTTTATAATAAAGATGAGGGTGCTGATTTAAGTACAGGTAAATGTTTGTCTGCAATGACTGCAAACAATGCAAGTAATCAATCTATTGAACTCTTTATGGAGTTATTTACAGATAGTATGATTGGCTTTCTGGGTCAGATGGGTTATCCTGCTGACAAATTTGAAATCAATGTAAAACTAAAAGATGGACAAACAACAAAGTCTTAGTAAAACAGCCAAAGATTTAATGTTGAAAGAGCCCTATTACGGGTTCTTTCTCATTATGTTGAATAAGCTGTGGAGTAAAAGAATACCTACAGCAGGTGTAAGCAAGAATGGTATCAATTATCAGTTAGTGGTAAATGATGAGTTCTGGGAAAGTTTAACTGATCTACACAGATTGGGTTTACTTAAGCATGAGTTATTACATATTGCTTTTGGGCACCTTACAACTGTATTTAAGTTTAGTGACAGAAAGTTGGCAAATATTGCCATGGATATGGAAATTAATCAGTATATTGATAGTTCCTGGCTTCCAGGCGGAGAATTAACTCCAGACCAATTCAAAAAACTTAAAGAATCTGTTAAAGCTGAATTAGAAACAGCTAAAGAGAATGGTGCATCTCAAGAAGATCTTCTTGCTATTAGTAAGAAACTTCCTCCAAGAGGTATCATGATTGATGACTATGCTGAACTTAATTTAGACAGAAAAGCAGGTGCTAGATACTATTATGATAAACTTAAAGAAGCAAAAGATAAGAAAGATCAAACAGGCACAAGTGGGTCACCATCATTTGATGACTTATGTGACCAAATGGATGGGGATGCAGATGGTGAAGGCCTACCAGACCACAGTACGTGGGATGAGTTTGAGAACCTTAGCGAAGCAGAACAGAAACTTATTGATAAGCAGTTACAGAAAGTCCTTGGAGATGCAAAAGAACAAACAATTAAAAAACGAGGAACAGTTCCCGGTGAAATTGAAGGGGTCATTGTCATTGAGGAAATAGTAGCTCCTAAGTTTGACTGGAGAGGTTATATCAGAAGATTTACTGGAATTAGTACTAAAGTCTTTACTAAAAAGATTAGGAGAAAAGAGAACAGAAGATTCTCTGACAATCCGGGTCTTAAGATAAAGATGAAACAACACATGCTATTAGCTATTGATACTTCAGGTTCTGTAAGTAATGATGAGCTAATAGAGTTTATGAATGAGATTCATCATATCTACAAAGCAGGTGTTGATATTACTATTGTTCAGTGTGATACCAGAATCCGTAGTATTGAAGCTTACAAAGGTAAAAATGACCTTAAAGTACATGGAAGAGGTGGGACAGAATTTGATCCCGTCCTTAATTATTATAATGAGAACAGTAAGAAATATACAAGCCTAGTATATTTTACTGATGGAGAATGTGATGCAAATGTAAAACCAAAAGGAAATGTCCTTTGGGTTATATCAGAGAGATCAGAATTAAATGATAGCCTTCCAGGCAAGGTAATTAAATTAGAATTATAAAATAAGCGTTATGAGTCAAGTACAATTGAATGTAGAAGAATTAAAAGATTTTATCAAACACATGGTTGGAAACAATCAGCATATTCAAGCTCAAGGAAAAGTTCCTGTAGCAATTAATATTGAGGGTGATGCAGGTTTGGGTAAAACCTCTGCTATCATGCAGTTAGGTAAAGAGATGAATATGCAAGTTGTAAAACTTAATTTATCTCAGTTGGAAGAATTAGGTGACTTGGTTGGTTTTCCTGTGAAAGAATTTCAGATTCAAAATGCTGAAGGAAAAACTAAATGGATTAATGAAGCACAAATTGGTGCAGCTCAGAAAGCAGGTTTCAAGATTGTAGATAAGAGAATGTCTCATGCTGCTCCTGAGTGGATTCAAGGCAAAGGTGAGGGTGGTTTCCTAGTATTAGATGACTATACTCGTGCTGACCACAGATTTATGCAAGCTACCATGGAGATTCTTGACCGTCAAGAGTATGTATCATGGAAGCTTCCTAAGAACTGGCATGTTATCTTGACTACTAATCCAGACAATGGTGACTATAATGTTACTAGTCTTGACGTAGCTCAGAAGACTAGATTTGTATCTGTTGAGTTGAAATATGATGTGAATGTTTGGGCTAAATGGGCTGAGACTGCAAACATTGATGGTAGATGTATCAACTTTATGTTGATGAATCCAGAACTTGTTACACAACGTGTTAATCCAAGATCTGTGACTACATTCTTTAATGCTATCAGTTCCATTCCTAAGTTTGAAGATAGCTTACCTATTATTCAAATGATTGGTGAAGGTTCTGTAGGTGTAGACTTCAGCTCTATGTTTACTATGTTTATTAATAACAAGTTGGATAGAATCATTAGTCCTGAAGATATCATGACTAAAGATGAGCAGTATGTGATGAATGCCCTTACAAATGCTGTAGGTCAAGATGATGATTTCCGTGCTGATATCTCTAGTGTGATTTCTACTAGGATTATTAACTATTCCCTGGTACATGCAGAAACTAAACCAGTTGCAGATCCGATGATCAGCCGATTAGTCAAATTGACTACAGACTGTAAAGCATTTACGGATGACTTAAGATACTTTATGATCAAAGAGATTGTAAATGGTAACAAACTGAAGTTCAGCAAGTTGATGATGAATAATCAGGTTGTT